ACTTATTCCGAAACGACGCCTATACAGGAATCTTACTGGATTCCGGTTAGGGCACTGGATGTTTGCACCAGGCGAAAAAGCGGCCGTTCGGTCCGCGTCCTCGTGATGCCACCCTACCTTCGTAGCTTATTTCGAAAGTCACGTCAGGTTTCTTCTTTGAGAAGAACCCTTGACGCTATTGCAAAGATCCCAATTAAAGGTAAAACAAAGAATCGGGCTAATGAGCGTTGGTCCTCCCTCACGGGAGCTCTGACGACCACTAACCCTGTCGCGTCTCTTCACATGAAGGGGCGCGACCTTGATTGCCTGCTGAGGCTTTACACGTGGTTCATCCGTTCAATCTCCTATTCGGGGATTGACTGGTTGGACTCGCGTTTGAAGGCTGTGTATGAATACTCTCGTTATTGCGCCGGGGCCCCCCTCAGGGGGACTCCGGCTCCAGAGATCCCTTCGGGGACCCCTGGACTGAGGAGAGATGGGACCTTCAGGGGTCTGCCTTTCTTTAGGTCGACTTCCTGGTGGCCCCTTTACGGGCATGTCCCGGATTCCCCCTCGTGGGAACTCGAGATGCATGCCGCATTCTCCTCCGGCAAACGCGCGATGGGCTTCCCAACCAATGAGAAGAAAATCGCTGCTATACGAAAGTTTGTATCCAGAACGCAGGAAGAAATTCCCATCTCAGATGAGATTCTCGACCAAGCGGAGGACTTTATGTTTGATAAAGTCGTCCGGCGTCTGGATCGCAGCACAATAGCTAGACACATGAAACCCCACATCAGTTACTCATCTTCCTCTTGTCTTGAAGAGAATTATGCGTCTGGTGGTCGGATCTGTTGGTGTGCGAAGAAACTCGCAGCTTTTTCTGAAGATACCCTTTGGTACATTCAGAATGAAGATCTTTATGGACCTTCTGGGAAGCTGCTCATCCGAAAGGATGATCCACTGATCTTCCTTGACGACATAAAAACTCGGTACAACCTCATGGGGGAGCCTATAGCTTTAAGCTATGCTCTCTCAGGGGGTACCGCGAGAGTTATCTGGGGGGATGAAGCCATCCTCCTGGAGCTCTCTGTATGGTTGGCTCACCTTGAGCCAACTATACCGTTTTCTGTCCATCCGCACTCCTACTGGATCGAATGTGATGGAGAGTCTGGTTTCCCTTTAACAAGGGAGAGACCCTACTTCACAACCGACCCCGCAGTTCCTTTGACTATGCGACTTGATACCGTCGACGACGACGGTGCTAAGGCGCGGGTTCTTGGTCTATCCTCAGCAATGTTAGTTCATCTCGGACATCTTCTCCGAACTGTACTGACAGCAATCATGAAGGCTGATCCTACGATTCCGACTATGTCTTCCAAAGGGAAGAAGATTCGGAATCTTCTTGAGCCCCGTGGGACCCTTGACTCCAAGGATCTCACGGCGGCGACTGACACTACGTCTTTCACCTTGTCCAGGAGATTGGCGATGGGGGCGGTTAAGGGGTTGAGACATCTCAACCTCATACCGTCTTGGCTCGACGAGAACATCTATGCTCTCGTCGACCTCCTCATCAGACCCCAAATCATTCTTGAACCAATTTGGTCTAGGAATGACTTTCCCGGGAAGTTTCCCTTCGTAACGAAGAGATCCATCCCGATGGGCATGCCACACTCCTGGCCACTGCTTAATTTCGATCAACAGTTCCAACTGGAACGGGCGATCAGAATTTGCGGACTTAACACGCGATCTATAGATCGCACGTTTTGTGGTGACGATTCTGCTACTAGCGGCGGAACTCGAGAGCTCTCCGAAACTGTTCGGAGATGTCTCGAGGAAGTCGGATACGTCCTTTCCAAAGGAACGGATATCGTGTCCGAGTCCGTCGTTCAGTATACAGAACAGATCTGGGTGATCGTTGGGGGGCGTTGGAAGGAGATCTCTCCACCCATGGTGAAGAGTCTCTGCCCCAAGGCCCCATCAACGAGATTACCCCAGATGAGACACCTTGCGGTGATGACGACCGGTTCCTCAAGAGGACCGGCTTCGTCAACAACGCTTAGTTTTGCCAGTTTTCCCCTTTCCACTCCCGAGTGGATGAGGGATCTCAAGAAGGCTTCAACCCTCTTTGTTCTTAACTCTAATTGGGATCTTATAGTCCGAGCCAAGAAGCTCGGACTCCCGATATACTTCCCTAAGGAGTTTGGAGGGATGGGTTTCACCCATCCTTCCCTAAACTCCCTCTCTC